TTGATTGTAAAAAGTAACGTAGATCCACCGAAAGGAGAAAAAATATGGGTATCATATATTGATCAGGAAGGCGGGATTAAATACATAGTAACAAGTAAAACAAATAATAGAGACATTTATTTTCTCTATAGGGTGAGTAATGACGGTCTAACAAAAATATCTAAAAACAAAAATCCGAGTGAGCTTGAAAGGATGATAAAATATTGAAAAATACAATATAAATTTAATTGAGTGGAGAGAAAAGTGGAATGCCAGATCGAATAATGCAAAGAGTGTTCAATGGAATGAATACTCTAATTGGGTAGATAGTTTATGTTACTCTTTTTTCAATAACAAAACAATAAATAATACGGAGGAAAACGAAATGGCAAAATTAGAAGGTTATAATTTAGTAGCAGTAATTGAGAATGGCAATGATTTTAGTGGACGGAAAGATTATCACTATGCTCTATATGATGAAACAATTAAGGCTGGTGATACTGTAATTGTAACAGGGGCATCAAGTGGAGAGATATTAACAGTAAAAAAAGTAATATCTGCCGAAGCAGCAAAGAACATTATGTCAAAAAATATCACGGCAGAGGTTATTGGCTGTGTTGAGACACATGATTACAGGATGCGCGTTGAAAACCGGAAAAGGGCCGAACAGATTAAAAAGAATTTATCAACAAAGAAAAAAGAAATTGAGGCCCGAAAGGATGATGATTACTACGCCGATATTGATGCAGAGTATGCTGTGATGTTGAAAGAATTGCGTTCATTGAATGTGTAAAATTAAAATAAATTATAAATTTTAAAGCATTAAAAAGAGATTTTATGAGTAAATTTAAAATGACAGTGGGTTGCCCGGTTTGTGATGAATTAATTGTGGATGATGGGATTGTAGTGGATTTTACAACTCCTAATACCGATATTCCAATTGTTAGTTTAGGCTTGTTTTCACAGAGCACATTTAAATGCGAAAAGTGTGGAACCACGGTTTATATCGGAGATGAGGATAACATGTATGAGTATGAAGAAGGAGATGTCTGAGTTGTTTAAAAAGTATTAGGGGTAAGCGCTAATACAAAATATGAAAATAAAATTTAAAGGAGAATGTTAAATGAAGAAGTAACAGATTAGAGCAAAAAACAAACAAATATTAAAAATTAAGAAAGAGGTAAAAATTATGGAAACAGGCATTTTTGTAACGGGCATTTTAATTGCGGCGGCAGGGTTGGTTTATGGTGGTTATGGAGCATATCAAAAGATCGTGAATGATAAGAAAACAAAAAACACACCAATGACAATTTCTGTCGTTATAGGCATAGTGCTTATTATCCTAAGCCAGTGTTTTACAATTATTCCCACTGGAACTACCGGCGTTAAAACTACATTTGGGCAAGTAAGTGAAAATGTGGCAAGGCCCGGACTTAACCTTAAAGTCCCGTTTTTCACCACAATTGAACAAGTAAATAATAAACAACAGGATATCACATTAGCAAAGGGTAAGTCAAAATTATATGCAGAGGTCAAAGGTAAAATTCCCGTAACCGCGACAAACTTGACCATTACTTATAATATCAACCCCGCGCGGTCGGCATGGATTTATTCGAATGTAACAGATTACGAAAGTGGACTTATTAAGTCTAGTCTCGTATCGTCGGCGCTGAAAGCCTCAACGGTTACTCTTGATGTCAACGAGGTCACAATTCGGTCAATTATTGAGCCTCTGGTCACTCAGAACCTACAGGCTCTGTTGGATGAAAAATATGGAGTCGATACAGTTATTATAACACGTGTAGTGATCGGAAATATGGACTTTGAAAAAAGCTACAATGACGCGATTAACGAAAAGAATATGGCTCAACAGGAATATGAACAGGCCATGGTAAAGAATAGACAAGAGTTGGAAAAGGCCGAAAATGACGCAAAAGTTAAAACTACAGCAGCACAAGGTAAAGCTGATGCGGCTAAGATTGAGGCCGAAGGCATTGCAGAAGCCAACCGGAAGATCACAGAATCTCTTAATAATATGATTCTTGCAAACAATTGGATCATTAAGTGGGATGGTAAGGTTCCGGTGGTTACGGACGGAAATGGAAATATGATTGATATTTCGAAGCTGTTGGAGGGGTAACATGGACGATTACAATACTCCTTCTGTGCGAAACAATAAAACCACACTTTGTTGCGAATCAGAATACAATCATGTTGCGGTTCGATGGTTTGATGGATATTTAGAAGAGTTTGAAGCAACAGAAGTTCGATTTGGAGGCCAATTTCTTTGGATGCGTTTATCTAACGGGAAAGAATGCATCATACCATTGTCGCAAGTGCGGTGGTTCGGGCAAAGCAAAGAAAGCCATCAAAGGTGAGCTAGGGACAAGAAAATACTACACCATATACAGAAAAAACACAATAGAATAAACGTGATGTATGGTGTAGTAATTTTCATAAAATGTAAGTTTTATTAAAATATATAACAAGGAGAAATTATGGGCGTAGATAGAGTATGCACGATAAGTGATGACCATGAAGAAAAACCGACAGGAAAAACAGCAGAATTATTCTATAGATTTCTGGATCTAAAAACGACATTCGACTCATTGCGGGAATTGTTCAAAATGATGACATGGAGGTTTCGGAAGATGGTTTGACGGTGTGGAATAAAGTGGTGGACGAATTTCAGGCGAAGATTGATGTGCTTGTTGATGAAGTAAATGATTTGTATGAATAATAAATAGTACATATGGCGGGACGGTGGCGGGTTTAAATAAATTAATTTTTGTTGTCCGACGAAAGTCGTTTACATATAAACCACAATACAAAATATTAATAAAAAGGAGAAAAATAATTTATGGCAGAAACTAAAACGCAAACTAATTTGAGACAGGCAAATGCAAAAGCCTTTGTAGCTGGTGTAGTAAGTGAAAAAGAATTGAAGGTAGTGACAGAAGAGGGCAAAACTAAGATTACAGGCTACATTGTAGTAAAAACCTCTGATGTGAATTTTATCAGGTTTAACGTAAATGTGAATGAAAAAACAAAGAGTGGAGCAACAAATAACTGCTATGCGGGTATTCAAACGGTAATGAACGAATATAAGTCCGTTGCTGAGGTAGGCGAAGAAGAGGCAACCGAAGTCAGAGTGACTGGAGAGATTAGTCCTTTCACGGGAAGAAACGGAGAAAAAGTAATTTCATACAAGAGCAATTTCTTTAATCGGTTAAAAAACGGAGAAGGATTGGAGCCGAAGGCTGAGTTTGCTATTGAAGTTTTTATTTCCTCTATTAACCCTGAGTTAACAACAGAGGGCGAAGAAACGGGAAGAACTGTTGTAAGCGGTTGGTTGCCTACATATAACGGAATTGAACCGATTGAACTGGTCGCAGAAGGAGAAGTTGCTCAAGCAATTGATTCTGGTTTTGAACCCGGACAAACAGTAGAGTTTTATGGAGAGGTCGTTAATAATAGAATTGAAACAGTTACGGAAATTCCCGTTAAAATTGGAAAACCGAGAAAGAAAGTAACCGTAGAAATTAAAAACGATCTTGTTATTAATGGTGCATCTGAGGCATATGAAAAAGATATTACTTCTGAGCTTCCGTATGAAGCAGACACTATTAAGGCAGCTATTCAGGAAAGAGAGAATAGATTGGTAGAGGCGAAGGCAAAAGCACAAAGTGGTTCCGGTGGTAGCGTGGGAAGTGTTAAACCAAGTGGTAAAGTAAAGGGTCGCACGCTGGGATTTTAAATCAAAACAACAAAATGAGAGAGGAAAATGTTAATATATGGCGCAAGAATTAGATATTTTTAATCCACAAATTAGTACAGTAGCGAAGGGGCTTCAGGGAAAAATCCTTCTCGTGTATGGAACAAATGGTGTGGGTAAGACAAAAGTGGCAACCCAAATGGAGAAACCATATTACCTTGGATTCGAAGCCGGTATCAATGCGATTGCGGGGGTTCCATTTGCGAATATTACTCGATGGTCAGATTTTATTAAGTTGAATAAGCAGCTAACTGACCTCGCAACCGTTAACAAAGCAAAAGAAATGTATTCCACAATTATTTTCGATGAAGTAAGCGCAGCCGCCAGAATGTGCCAAAGTTTTATCTGTCAAAAATTTAAGGCGACCTCAATCAAATCCGGTAATGAGGGATATGGTCTCTGGGCAGAGTATGAAGATGAATTTGCCTCCCAGATTGTGAAATTAACCAATGCGGGATATTGCGTTTATTTTATTGCTCATGCGGAACAAGAAAAAGACGGGTTTATCGTACCAAAAGGTGACAAGCGTTCTATTGGACCAGTCAGAGATATTGCTGACTTGTGTGTTTATGTGCAATCTAATGGTGTTGACGAAAATGGAAAAGTAATTAAAAGCTCAGGGTTTTTGGCACAAAGCGACACTTATTTTGCACGTTCCAGATTTGATTATCTGCCTTACACTTGTATTCCTGAGTTTTCTGCCAAAGCGTTAGAAGAGGTTATTGTTAAAGCCATTGAGATTCAGGAACAAGAAGAGGGAATCACAGCCGTAACGTTCGAAGAACAGAAAGAACAACGAACCGTGAAAGCGAAATCTTATGATGATTTGATGGGTGAAATGCAAGAGTTCGGCGAAAGGATTTCTTCAAGTGGGCGACTAGAAGATTTGCAGATAATTGTTGCGAACCATCTTGGAGAAGGGCGACTCGCTTCGGAGTTAAAGCGTGGGCAGGAACAAATCATTCAAGTTATTGTTGACGAATTAAAAATGTTTGTTGAAAATGAATGTTTATAATACAAAAGGTAAACTATAAATACCAAGTCGGAGAAAAAATTTGTAATAGTAACAAGGAGTAACCGACAATGGCTTATAAAAAATGCAAAATTTGCAATGAATCCATTATTGGTGAGGAAGGTGTGCCCTACAAAGGGCGCACCGTTCACCAGAAATGCTTTAACATTGTCGTTAAGACATTGCAAAAAAACAAAGTAGAAAAAATAACCGAAGCAGAAGAAAAGAAAAAACGAGGCAGGGCCTCAAAACCAAAAGCTGAATTGAAATCAGGGCTATCAGAAGAAGAATATAAAGAAAAGCAGGATTATTACAATTATATCCGAAGTATTGTTGGTAAGGAAGAGCTGAGCGCAAAAACATACGCTTTGTCCGAAGACTATATTAAGCGATACGGCTTTACATTTTTTTCAATGCATAGAACCTTGATATACTTACATGAAATAATTAGCAAGGAATTAACCGGAGATATCGTGGGGATCATTCCTTATTATCACACAGAAGCTTTACAGTATTTTAGTAGCTTGCTTAAAGTGGAAGAGTTAAATAAAAACATTAACACTTCCGGTATGTACAAAGAAAAAATTATTCAAATTAAACCCTCAAAAAGAAGAACCAAGCAAATAAGTATTGAATCAATTGGGAAGGAGGATGATGGTTGATTGAAGGATTGGTGGACAAAAGAGCATATCTAAATACCTTTGGATGTTTACTACAAGATTCGTCGCTAATAGATGATATAGATAAACCATTGGATAGAACAGATTTTGATACAGAAAAGTTTTATGAATTACTATTTGTTGCTATTTATAACCTTTACATGCAAGGATGTGCAACCATTGATGAATTTAGCATTGATTCTTATTTAAGCAAATACAAGGATCAGTACGATATTTTTCAGGCCAATAATGGAATTCAGTATTTGGCAGACGCAAGGGAAATAAGCACTTTAGAAAATTATGATTATCATTATCACAGGCTTAGAAAATATTCGCTCTTGCGCTATTACGAAAAACAAGGATTAGATACGAGATTCATTTACAATGGTGCAAATATAGAGTCAATAGAAGCGGAGCAATCAAAATTTGATGGTTGTACAGAAAATGAGATCATAGAACAAATAGAGGCAATGTTTGTCATCAATCCCAATATTCAATACTGTACCAACATGTTGAGCACAGATGTACAAGCAGGAAAAAATATGGAAAAGCTTGTTGAAGAACTCATGGAAACTCCCGATGTTGGCTTGCCACTGAACAGTGAAGCGCTTAATACGATTTCAAGAGGGGCAAGACTCGGCTGTTTGTTTATGAGATCTTCCGTACAAGGTGGGGGGAAAAGTCGTTTGGCCGCTGGAGATGCTTGCAAAATAGCGGTTCCCTATTATTATGATGTAGAGAATGAACAATTCATTTATACGGGGTTTAGTGAGCCAACGGTTTATTTTTCTACAGAGATGGCCGTAGACGAGATTCAAACACTGTTTATAGCTGCTGTTAGCAAAGTGAATGAAGAGCATATATTACTTGGCAACTATGAAGAAGGTGAGCTTGAACGAGTAAAACAAGCAATTAAATATATTGAATCAAGTCCATTATACATCGTCCACATTCCTGATTTTTCTATTGAAGATATAAAAAACCAGATAAAAAAATATAAAAGGGAATTTGCTGTAGACTATTTCTTTTTTGATTACGTGCATACATCATTGCGTCTATTGGCAGAGGTCAATGGAAAATCTGGAATGGGACTGAAAGAGCATCAATTGTTGTTGGTTTTTGCAACAGAATTAAAAACAGTGGCCCAACAACTCAATGTGTTTATATTTACAGCGTCTCAGTTAAATGGGGAAGCACAAAACGCCATGTATAAAGATCAAAATCTTTTGGCGGGAGCTAAGGCGCTGGCGAACAAGTTGGATATGGGAATTATTTCTATGGCCCCAACAAAAGCAGAAATGAAAAGAATAGAGCCGGTGTTACACAAAATGGTTAATACCCCGATTCCGAATATGTGTCATTGGATATATAAAGTGAGGCGCGGTAAACTAACACGCATCATTGTTTGGTCAAATGTTGATCTGGGCACGATGACAGAAAAATGTTTATTTGTTACTACTTATGATTTTGAGCTTATTAATATTGATTTCACAAAAATTGAACAAGTGGAAGAAAAAATAAAAGAGCATTCAGTATTGATAACCGAAGTAAAAGATAAAGTTGTAAGCGAAACAGAAGATGCCACGGCAGAGGTTTTGGAAGCCCCTGCTTGGGGAAAATGGTAGGTGGTTATGTATTTAGATAAAGAAAATATACTAAATTCACTTACTAAAGAGGATGTAATAAAAGTTGTCACTGGTTTGGGTTCGAGTCCCCCAAAAACAGATAGCCAAGGAAACTTAATATTCAATTCAATTTGCCACGGTTCACAATCATATAAGCTATATTACTATCATGAAACAACAGATGACTATAAAGGAAGAAATTTTCATTGTTTCTCCGGATGTTCGGATAGTTTCAACATCGTGGAACTTGTGATCAGGGCCAACAGGGCACAAGGGAAAACAGTAACATGGTATAAAGCACTACACTATATAGCGTACACAACAGGAAAATTACTTACAACGGACTCAATAGAAAAGAGTTCGATAAATATAATCACTGATTTTACATGGATAAACAGGCTAAAAAGAACAAAGAAAAATAGAAAAGAAATACCCGTGCTTTCAGAGATTAATGAAAATATATTAGATATTTTCTACTATGCTCCACATGAAGATTGGCTTAATGATCACATATCAATGGAAGCATTAAGTAGATATGAAATAGGGTATTACGGGTTAACAAATCAGATTACTATTCCGCATAGAGACAAGGAAAATCGTTTAATTGGAATAAGAGGCAGATATTTAGATGGAACAGATGTTGAAAGATTGGGAAAATATATGCCTCTTCAGGTGGGCAGCCGTTTTCTTAATCATGCTCTTGGTTCAAATTTATACGGGGTTAATGTGGCCCAAGAAAAGATTAAAAGTATAAAAAAGGTTATGTTGGTTGAATCAGAAAAGAGTTGTATGCAAAATTATTCCTATTTTGGAGAAGATTCTTTTGCTTTGGCAACATGTGGTGGCAATATTACATTAACACAACAAAAATTGCTGTTGCAATACCTTAAGTGCGAAGAGATCATCATTGGCTTTGATAGAGAGTATCACGACCCAGATTCATATGAAGCTGAAATTTATTTCAATAAATTAGTTAAGAGGGTAGCCAATATAGTTCCTTATTGTAAGGTTTGTTTTTTACTTGATGATAAAAATAGATTGCCGCATAAAGCGAGTCCAACAGATATGGGGAAAGATATATTGTTGGAACTATTGGATGAAAAAATAACAGTAACAATGGATGATGTAAAAAATATTATGAATAAAACAAGTAGGTGGTAAGAATTCAGGAATTGTTGGAACGGGTGAGGCCCGTAATAGAAACAGATAAAAAATTACCAAGATATTCCTATAGCAAATTGGAAGTTTTTAAAAATTGTCCGCTTCAATATCAATATAAATACATAGATAAAAAGAGAACGCAAGATACCAGTATAGCACTGGAAATCGGAAGCCTGTGTCACAAGGTTTTAGAAATAAAAGGGGAAATGATTGCTAAAAAACAAAAAATTAATTACCCCTTGTTACAAAACATTCTGATAGAAGGAACAGATGACGATGGCAAAAAAATATTGGGTGTAAACCAATTAAGAAAAAAATACTTTGACAAGTGGCACGAGGCTGACAACGCAAGTGGCTTGTCATATGAAGAAAAAATGAAGGTTTTTGATACGGTTCTTCATGAAGAAATGGAAAACGATGAATGGACACCTACATATTTTGAAATGCCCTTTGAATTTGTATGGGATAATAGAGCGGTTTTTCATGGTTTTGTTGACAGGGTTGATGTGAATGAATCAGGGTATAGAACAATTGATTATAAGACATCAAAGAAAAAATATGACAACAGTAAACTGGCAACATCATTACAATTTGGAATCTATGCTTTGGCGGTCTTAAATAGATTTAAGGTTTTGCCCAATGAATCTATATATAAATTTATTTTGATTAATGATATGCAATATGCATTAACAAAGGGGTGGGAAAAACGATTAATTAAAGCAATAGACAAGATTTTGAATGAAGTAGAAGCATGTGAGAAGAAAGGTGTATTTGTACCGAAGGGGACCCCGTTATGCTACTGGTGTAATTTTTGTCAGACGAACCCAGAAGCGACCGTATATCGAAATGAGTGTCAATATTTTTCAAAGTGGACACCCAATAATAAAAGTTTTGAGGTTAATAAAAAGTGGAATGCTTTAGAGAATATAAATAACATACATAAAGAGAGGAAATTAATATTTTGAATAAATTGTTGGAGCCGATATATGATAGCTTTGAGAATGAAGATATTAAGGAGTTCTGTGAATTAGTAGTTTCGGATTTGCCCCAATATTGGTGGAATATTCCGGCTAGTTCCACAGGGAAATATCATCCATCGTATTCGTTGGGAGAAAGTGGCTTGCTTCGGCACAGTATTTCTGTAGTACGGTTTTTGAATTGGTATTTAGAGCTGGAGCAAAATCAGAATAAATTTACGGGTCGAGAGCGAGATCTGCTAAAGATTGCTGCACTTGTTCATGATGGTAAAAAGTCTGGTGAATCAGATGAAGCCAAAGAAACTTATACAGTATTTGAACATCCGTTACTGATGGCAGACGAAATTAGAGCGTATAAGGGAAACCGACATAGGGTTTCAAACGAAGAGATTGAGTATATCGCCAGTGCGATAGAGACTCATATGGGAGAGTTTAATACAAATCGCAAGAGCAAAACTGCGTTACCCAAACCGCAAACTCCTGCACAGGAATTAATTCATTTATGTGATTATCTTTCTAGCAGGAAAGATTTGGAAATGTCTTTTGATGGTTGGGAAAAACCAGAGTTGCCACCGTTGGATACATATGTGTTGGATTTTGGAAGACACAAGGGACGAAAATTAGTTGAGGTTGCAATGAAAGAACCTAGTTATATTACATGGTTAAAATCTGATTATGGCAAAGAGCCCGTTAGGAGTTTGGTTAAATTGTTGTAAGCGGAGGACGGGAAAATTCAAAAAAACAACACCACTAAGCGGAAACTTGTTTTGCAGTAGATGTGGGATTGGTTTAGATTGGGAGATATAATATGCCATTTATAGGGCTTCATAATCATAGCGCACAAGGAAGTAATTTAAGACTTAGAGATTCTATAAATAAAATACTAGAAATGATTGAATATTCACATTCTTTGGGCCACAAAGGAATTTGTTTTACAGAGCATGAATCAATCACTTCGTCTTTAGACGCCTTGAAATTTCTCAACGAAAAAAAGCATTTAAAAGACTGGGAAGATTTTAAAATTTTGCTTGGCAATGAAATATATCTTTGTCAAGAAGATGTAACGGCAGAAAACAAAGTTGGACAACGGTATCCCCATTTCATTCTAATTGCACTTAATGCCAAGGGGCACAAAGGAATTCGCGAACTAAGCACAAAAGCATGGATGAAAAATTCGTTCATGCATGTCATGATGAGAGTACCTACTTATTATAGTGATCTTGAAGAAATGATGAAGCAATACAAGGGGCATATTGTTGGCAGTAGCGCCTGTTTAGGAGGAGCTTTACCATATAGATTACTTCAACTGCAAGAGGTGGAAGTAAATAGTCCAAAGGAATATCAAGAAATGTGGAGGTCTTGTAAAGACTGGGTTGCCTATATGAATGAAATATTTGGACGGGGATATTTTTTCTTAGAATTGCAACCCTCTCACACTCCTGAACAGATATATGTTAATTCTAAGTTGGTGCAATTGTCAAAAGAAACTGATACCTCTTATATCATTACCACTGATGCGCACTATCTTAAAGAAGAAGATAGAGAAGTACATAAAATCTATCTTGAATCTCAAGATGGTGACAGGGAGACAGATCAGTTTTATCAGACCACTTATATAATGAGTGAAGAAGAAATTCACGAATATATGGATGAATACCTTGGACATGAAGCGGTTCAACAGGGCATTGATAATACCATGTTAATTTATAACATGGCAGAATCTTATCAACTAACAAAAGATTTGGATATTCCCTATATTCCATTGGATACAAGTGAACCAGATCAAGAGCTATATGAAAAATATAAAAACAAAATTGAGTTGCTAGAGTATTTTTATCAATCTGAGCATGATAGTGATAGACACTTGGTGAGGGAAATTGTTAAAAATATTGATGGGGATTCTTGGTATACATCTAAAGAGGGCTACCAAAAAATAGATGAGTGCCTACTTGCAATTAAATTATCATCTGAAAAAATGGGGGTGCGGTGGTCGAGGTATCTTCTACAAGTAATGATCGACGTGCAAATTGTATGGGAGGCGGGATCACTTGTAGGCCCTGGCAGGGGTAGTGGTGCTGGATTCGATTTGCTTAATATTTTAGGGATAACGCAGATCAATCCATTAAGAGAAAACACACAACTTTTTAGTTGGAGATTTTTAAACCCAGAGCGCGTGTCGATTCTCGACATAGATATAGATATTTGCGGCTCCAAGAGAGATGCGGTTATTCAAGCTATGAAAGATATTTACGGAGAAGATCGAGTTAGCAAGGTAATGACGCTTTCTACAGAAAAACCCCGTAGTGCAATTTTAAGTGCCGCTAGAGGACTAAATATAGATAATGATACGGCTCAATATATCGCGTCGTTGGTTGTATCTGACAGGGGAACACCAAGAACATTAAAACAAATGTATTATGGTGATGAAGATAACCCTCCTGTTAGAGAATTCATTACTGAAATGGATAAATATCCCGAACTATGGAAAGTTGCGCAAAAAATTGAGGGGTTGGTCAATGGCGTTGGTAGTCACGCTGGCGGAGTGATATTAGTTGACAAGCCTTTTACAGAATCAGCAGCATTAATGAAAACAAGCTCTTCTGACGTTATCACACAATTTGATTTGCACGGAGCAGAATCTGTATCGTTAATCAAAATTGATCTATTAGGGATAGACGCTTTGGATAAAATTCAAGCGACCATTGAACTTTTGTTAAAACATAACCTGATAGAATGGCAGGGTTCTCTTAAGGCAACATACGAGAAATACTTGGGGGTTTACACCTTAGAACGTGATGCAGAAGATATGTGGAAGATGCTATGGGAACATAAGGTCATATCGCTGTTCCAAATGGAAAAAGAAAGCGGGAAACAAGCTATAGCCCTCGCCAAGCCAAAGTCAGTTGATGAGTTGGCAACTATTAACTCGGTCATGAGATTAATGGCTACAGAAAAGGGCATGAAACAGCCTTTGCAGACATATGCGGAGCAAAGATTTAATCCTGAAATCTGGGAACAACAGATGATAAAATATGGACTTACTCAAGAAGAAAGAGAGTGGTTGCATAAAAGATTTGACTTGACTTACGGTATTTGTGAAACACAAGAAAGTATGATGAGTATTTTACAAGAATCAAGAATTGGAGGACATTCCCTATCATTTGCGGATAAATGCCGCAAGTCGATTGCTAAAAAGAAACCAAAAGAATATTTAGAATGTCAAGATGAATATTTTAAAACAGCAGAAGAAAAAGGTTTAAGCAAAAAACTTACTTTCTATGTTTGGTCTGTTATGATAGCAATGCAACGAGGATATTCATTTTGTGCGGCACATACCCTTGCTTATTCAATTATTGGCTTACAAGAACTTAACCTATGTTATAAATATAATCCTATTTATTGGCAGACAGCGAACCTCATAGTAGATTCTGGAGCAGCAGATGAAGAAGCGGGAGCCTCCACCAATTATGGCAAAATGGCAATTGCTATTGCGACCGTTCAAAAAGAGGGCGTTAGGGTTGAACTTCCACTAATTAATTCTGCTGAATTTGGCTTCAAGGCAGACGCGGAAAACAATCGCATTGTGTTTGGACTAAAAGGCATTAATGGTATAGGCGATGATCTTGCGCAAGCTATTATTCAAAACAGACCATATACATCAATGGAAGACTTTGCAAAAAGAATGATTGATACAAAGATAATTACCACCTCTAAAATGGTACAGCTAATCAAGGCGGGGTGCTTCACTGAATTACATTCATTGAACAGAACGGAAACAATGGAATGGTTTTTAAAACAATATGTATTTGTGCCAAACGACAAATTGACAATGCAACAATTCAAGAAAGCAAAAGAGCTAGAAATCATCCCTCCATCATTAGAACTACCGCTTAAAATGATTAATTTCAAAAATTATATATTAGACGATGAAGTATTGATTAAAAAACATATAGAAGAAGGTAAAAAAGTTCCCAAACGCGGATATCATGATGGCTATTATACACTGGATGAAAACTCTCAACCGTTTTTTATAGAGCATTTTACAGAAAACTCCGTAGTAGAAATAAATGAAGATTATTATGTTGTTTCTGAAAAGTTGTTCGCAAAAGAAATTGATACTAAAATTCAACCAATAAAAGACTGGTTGAGTAGTGCAGATACATTAAGCAAGTATAACGATGCCGTTTATCAAACCATTTGGGAAAAACACGCTGAAGGAACATTGCCCTCGTGGTCAATGCAAGCACTCAGCTATTACGACCAAGCGCATGAACTTGATAATGTAAATGAAGAAAAGTATGGCATAGTTAATTTTTTTGAGCTGCCCGAAGAGCCAGAACCTTACGATCATTATACCAGATATATTGATGGAGTTGCCCGTTTGTTTCCAAAATTTAAGATTTCAAGAATAGCTGGAACCGTTTTAAACGCTGATAATTTACATTGTATGGTAACAATTTTAACTAAATATGGTGCGGTTCAGGTGAAGTTCAATAAAGGACACTATGCTTTTTATAACAAGCAAATATCGGCCAAACTTGATCCAGATAGTGACAAAAAAACAGTTTTGGAAAAATCATGGCTGTCAAGAGGAAATAAAATAGTAGTTGCAGGAACAAGGCGTGGGGACGGTTTCAGACCTCAAACTTATAAGGACACCATTTATCTTCATACCGTCAATAGAATAGAGAGAGTAAACGAAGATGGAACTTTACTATTACAATCTGAAAGAACAAAAATTGAATCATGAAAAGAGGTGATACAGTGTCAGAGAGGATAAAAATCACAGGAAGCATAGAAGACATTCGCTACTACAAGAACGAATTTGGAATAATAATTATTTCAATTGATAAGGTAAAAAAGGGAACCCCAAAATGCAATAAATTCAATCAAATTATTGCCAAAGGGGAAATGTCACAACCAATTGTTGGAAATATGTATTGCATGATTGCCGACTATATAGACGATCCCAAATGGGGAGGACAATACAATATTGTTTCCCTTTATAGCGCCATTAATTTTGACGAAGCCGACGAAGCAGGAAAAAAGAAATTTTTATCCTCTTTATTTACTCCATTACAGGTTGAAAGTATGTATAACACATTAGATGATCCCTATAAGGTTTTAAGAGATAACAACGCAACAGAATTGGTCAGGATTAAAGGATGCGGAATGGATACAGCGGCGAGATGGATCAATAAATTTAATGGAAATTTCCATCTCGCAAAAGTGTTTACAGAGTTAGAGACTTATGATCTAACAAATAATATGATTCAACGATTAATCAACAAATATAAGTCCCCTGACATGGTTATAGAAAAAGTAAAAAAAAATCCGTATGTTTTATGCAATGAAGTAGAAGGAATAGGTTGGAAAACGGCTGATAAAATAGCTCTCAATGGTGGAATGGATGAATTTTGCAAAGAGCGTATCAGTGCTTTTGTTTACAAATATCTTGATGATTCTGGCCAAAATGGTTGCTCATGGATTACTCCAGATGAACTAATGGGTGCCATTCTTGATGGCTTAGGGGAAGAGGTCCCCGATGAGAACATTACTGAGGCAATTCGTTCTATGGAAAACCTATGGTGGGATGAAGACAAAACAAAGATTGGCTTAAAACGATATTTCAGCATAGAACAAAAAATTGCTGAAGAGTTAATTAGACTTAGAGATGCTGAAACCAAGATTGCATATGGAGATTGGGAAGATACAATTAAACACATTGAACACAGAAATGGATGGAGCTTTACAGAAGAGCAGAAGATGGGAGTAAAAACTGCACTTGATAACAATGTTGTTGTAATTCATGGACAAGCTGGAACGGGGAAAACTAGCTTGGTTGAAGCATTACTCGAAACACTAAAAAGTTATTCTGTTGTACAATGTGCATTATCTGGTAGAGCAAGCTCAAGAATGACAGAGGTCACAGGTAAAAAGAGCTATACAATACATAGATTACTCGGTTATCCATGCGCTGAGGATTTTGCAAAAAATAGATTCGCGCACCACGATGAAAATCCACTAAATGCAAACATTATCATTGTGGATGAAATATCTATGGTTGATGCATATTTGTTTTATTATTTAATACGAGCAATTTCATCTGGTTCCAAACTAATATGTTTAGGAGATATGGGGCAATTAGAATCCATTGGATGTGGAAATATCGCATATGACATGATCTATTCAGAAGAAATTCCCACAGTACACCTTAATAAAATACATCGTCAGGCTGCTGCCTCTGCGATTATCACAGAATCAAGAAGTATTAGAACGGGAACACAAATTGTCGGCAAGGATTGGGCAGGACAGGAAACACGAGGGAAATTAAAAGACCTTACATTAGATTGCTACTCTGATAAAAATAACACCTTTTATAAAATTATGCAAAAATTTTCAAGGCTAATGGAACAGAAAGATTTCAATATTATGGAAACTCAAATACTTGTTCCAGTGAAAAATAATGGGGATGCTTGTACTTATAACATCAATAACACCGTTCAAGAGCTATATAATCCTGCTCAGAAGAATAAAAAGGAAATTGCCATCTTTTCAAAAGGGAAAACTTATATTCTTCGTTGTGGGGACAAGGTAATTAACACAAAAAATAACTACAAAACCAAACCGCCGATCTTTAATGGAAACATTGGTTTTATTAAAAAACTTGATCCCGAAGAAAAGACCGCAATTATATCGTTTAATGAAATCGGAGACGTGGAACTTGAAGGCGATCAACTAAATAGTATTGAACCAGCTTATGGTATTACAGTTCACAAGTCTCAAGGGTCGCAGTTCAATCATGTAATATTAGGAATAGATTTTTCTTCATATTCATTGCTAACCAGAGAACTACTTTATACGGGCATCACGAGAGCCAAAAAGAAATGTGATTTAATAGCACAGACATCGGCGCTAAGAATGGCAACGGGTAAAGAAGGTGTTAGTAAAAAGCAAACACATTTGCAGCAATGTCTGCATGATGTGGCACATCCAAAATTAGTATTTTAATAGGAGGAAAAGGTTGAACAACGCAATAAAAATACAAAGGATTAAAGATCTTGTACTTGAATTGAATCATCATTCAGAATTATATCACAAACACGACCGGCCAGCAATATCAGACAAACAATATGATTCAATGTATGACGAGTTGGAAAAACTTGAACTGGAGACCGGAACAGTTTTAGCATCATCCCCAACACAAAAAGTTCAGGGACATATACTTGAGGGGTTGCAAAAAGTAAAACACTTCAAACCCATGCTTTCTGCCCAAAAGACGAAAGATATTTCAGTAATTAAAAAGTTTGTAGGTGACAAAAGGTTTTATTGTTCTTGTAAACTTGATGGTCTGACGCTTGTAGCGACATATGAAAATGGAGAACTGAGGCAAGTTACAACGAGGGGAAATGGTGATATTGGGGAGGATGTAACAGAACAAGCTAAAACGATCACAAACTTGCCTTTAAAGATACCACGAAAAGATAAGCTTGAACTCAGGGGTGAATGTGTAATTTCATGGGAGAATTTTCGAAAGATAAATGAAACTCTCTCAGAGCCGTATAGTCATCCAAGAAATTTGGCAGCCGGTAGTATTCGAACTTTAGACACAAATATTACCAAGAACAGAAATCTTGATTTTATAGTATTTGAATGTATAACCAATTTAGGACTTGATAGTAAGTGGGATATATTGGAATTGGTTGAGGAATATGGGTTTATTACTGTTGCTAGAACAACAGGAACAATAGAAAATATTATTGAAAAAACAAAACCAGAGGCTTGGGAATATCCAGCAGACGGTCTTATTTTTGAATTCAATAGTAGAGAATATTCAGAATCACTTGGTTCAACCGGCCATCATGAAAATTGTAAAATTGCGATGAAATGGGCCGATGAAACCTATGAAACAACATTGAGAGATGTTGAGTGGAACACCACAAAGACAGGGGTAATTAATCCTGTTGCGATTTTTGATGAAGTGGATTTAGGTGGAGCATTAACAACAAGGGCCACACTTCATAATATTAGCATTATGGAAGATTTGGAACTAGGAGTAGGGGATACCCTAACTATTTATAGAGCGAACAAAGTTATTCCCAAAGTAGACGATAATCTAACACGTTCTAACACTTTAGAAATCCCAACAACCTGTCCAAACTGCGGAGCGCCCACAGAAATCAAGCAAGATAACAATACAAAGGTTCTATTCTGCACTAATGATAACTGCCCAGGGAAGCTTCTTTCAAAATTTGTCCACTTCGTAAGCAAACCGGCCATGAATATTGAGGGATTATCAGAAGCAACATTAGAGAAGTTCATTAAGGCCGGTTTCTTAAAAACATTCATTGATATTTACAGCCTGAACAAGCACAGAAATTCCATTGAAAAAATAGACGGATTTGGCAAAAAATCGTATGAAAAATTGTGGTCTGCAATTGAACAGAGCAAAGATGTCAAGTTGGAAAATTTCTTGGTTGCACTTGGAATTCCGCAGATTGGACGTACAGCGGCTCTATCTATAAGCAAACATTTTGATGGAAGTTGGTATCAATTCTTTGATAGCGTTATGCTAGATATGTTTGACTTCACTCAATTATCTGATTTCGGAAATATAATGAATGATAATATTTACAAACATTTTGTTGGTAGTGAAATTTTTGATAGCAACGAAAGTTTTTCACAACATATATTACTCCCCGGCATCATGAACTTCAAAACCACACAGCAACCCACAAATAATACCGACAGCAAAATAAAAGGGCTTAACTTCGTCATTACCGGCAGCGTTGAGCATTATAAAAACAGAGACGAGCTGAAAGTAGAAATCGAAAACCTTGGCGGCAAGGTTAGTGGGTCGGTTTCATCAAAAACCAATTATCTAATCAACAATGACGTATCTTCAACATCAGGTAAAAACAAAAAGGCCAACGAACTCGGCGTGAAAATTATCAGTGAAGACGATTTTATTGAAATGCTGAAAGGATAAACGATTATGAAAATGAAATGTGGATGCGAACCAATGTGGAATCAGATGGACTTCTGGTGCGAAGAGAGACCGTATTGCCCTGTTCATGATACATATGAAATCGAAGAAGGAGCAGAGTTTTATAATGATGAACTGGCTCTTCGCCTTGAAGAGAAGATGAAAGGAATCGCGAGAGTGATGAAAAATCATCCCAAGGGTAAACAGGCCAGATGTGAAAGGTGCAACGCACTGCTTGAATATTTAAACGAAGATGTTGAGACCGGCGCTTTCGGATGTGCCTATGTGGTATGCCTTAATTGCGGACATAAAACTTATTTAGACGAAGAAGAAGGGAAACTCCTTACAATAAAAAACATCAAGTTCCCTAAAGATTTCACGGATCACGGAGAAGGCATTAATATTGATGACATTGAAATCAACGAATGGGTAAAGAAATGCTTAAAGACTTTAAAGAAAAATAGAAAAGATTGTAGCGCGTCTATGGAAATAGGAATGGGAAACACAATGGTTTTTGTAAGAAAATATGAAGATGAGTGTAGAGTATGGGTGACAAGAGACTATTATGAAACGTCAATACCGAGATAAAAAGCAGGAGGGTATAAATTGAAGAAACTATATTGGGGAGCCTACTTAAAAATCAAGCATCTTCTTATCTCAATTTCACATTTTAAAGAATTGCATTTAATGGATGAAGTGTATCACAAAGATAAAAGGTGTTTCATATATAATGCAGTTAAGAGTGATGATTATGGGAATCGACTATATGACATTGTTGAAAAAGAGACGAATAAAAACGGTATGAAAAAATATTGCGTAAAAGCAGACGAATTAAAGAAAATCCACTCAGTATCAACTATTAATAATTCGTTGTTTTATCATTATAAATGGTGGATGAGCAACTGGTATAGTATTGTTTTAAGGCAATTATTGGGAGAATAATCATGTTTAAAACATTAAAATTAATCCTAGAGCGACACTTACAAATATTAGAACACGAAATTGAGTTAATGAAAAGAGCAAATATTTTGGCTGGTCTTGGGCCGATGTAAGTCGGGACAGGATTGATAGTTATAAGGGGGCTATTGATGAAAAACATTGAAAGGCTACAACGCCTAAATCCAGATAAACAATTAGGATTCCTAAAAGAGTTTCTTGACCAGTGGGCAGGAACCGATACATATGAAGGAAGCTATATACACGATTTGACAAGAACAAAAGAGGGATATCAGTACGGGACGATTAGTATAGATGATTTTGTTGAGTGGGACGCCGGTAGAATAGAAGAAGTGTCAAAAGAAATCTTAGAATGGCTATACACGGAGGAGGATAGAAGTGAAATTTGAAACTAAATATGATATTGGACAAAAACTATACCGCTTAAAAATTGATACAAATTCATTGGACGAGAAGTGTGAGTGTTGCGGACACCCAAAATGGGATAAGAAAAAGTGGATTGTTGATGACTTGGAGTGCGAAATTGTAGGGGTTTACTGCGAGGAGCAGGGTTCTTGGAAAAGTACATCTTACAAGCTCTGGACTCCTTGTGTAGTTGTAAGGGAATGTATATCTGAACAGGGCCTTGAAAGTGAGTTTTTCTTGACGTTGGGGGATGCCCAGATTGAATGCGATGCAAGGAATGAATCAAAGGGGAGTTGACTATTGACAGTAACTCAACACGCACAAGACAGAATAAAAACCCGTTGCGGCCTTCCTAAAAGAGCCGTTGAAAAGAACGCGACACTCGCACTACAAGAAGGTGTTTGCCACGGTGAAACAACTGGGCGGTTAAAGAAATATATTGACTGGCTGTTTTTATCCCATAACCACGGCGGGAACATCAGACTATACAATAATCATGTTTACATTTTTACCGTGTCTGAAAAACTTATTACGGTGTTGCCATTACCCAACATATACAAGAAAGCGGTGCATAAGGCAATGAAAAGAAAAGCTGATGCTAATAAAAATAACGAAGGGGATGATAATCATGAGTCATGAAAACCAAAACAAGCCCTGTGATTTTCTCGGCAGAAAACTTGAAATTGGAGACCATGTGGTCGGGTTAATATACACTAGAACTTTTGCTAGTTTACAAGAAGGATATATCGTAAAATTTCACGATAAAATGGCAACAGTGGCGTTCTTTGACAGAGACCAAGAAAGAAGATTTTCCTACAGTAAAATAGTGAAAATATGAGGGAAACATGAACAGAGAACGCGCACTTGAAATATTCGCAGGATTTTTAGATGCTTGTGACAGATGTGAATACAGTGATTATTTTTATGATCACTCTATAGAAATGTGTGAAGCAATTATTCTTGCGGCAAAAGCATTGGAATTAGAAGCAGAAATGGAGTTAATAATATGAATTTACCATGCTTACTAAACATAGAAAATGATTTTAAAAATGAAGTTAAAATGAGATTCCCTCTTTTGGTTGAGCAACATGGGCATATTGAACCAGAGCTTATGGTGTTTTCACAGACATGGGGAAGTACGTCGTTGGGGTTTGGAGGGATTGGCGGTCAAGCAATGACATCCGCTTATACAACTGTCATTTGGGATGAGTTTATGAATGTCTGGGCGGTTTATTTTGGGAACCGGATGGCCTATATAATTAAGGATCCGAATGATCTGTTTATGGAGAATGTTTTTAAAAGTCATTGTGTTGCTAGCGTTGCCAAACATGGAAAATATAAGAAGGTTGATTAAGGGGTGATAAATTATGGATATAAATGACATTGAAAGAGCCTCAGTAATGAAAACGGACATGGAACAGTGGAAAGAAATGCTTGTCCGTATACGTAATTTTATCACGAGGGTGCAGAGGGAACGAAATGAAGATATCACGGATAAACCATATAAACTCTTTGAAGTTAATGTTCCGTATGAGTGGAGAGACACAATTCCAATCGAGAAAAGTATTTTTAAAATGAATTATAAGCAGTTTCAAGAATTCTGTGGCTTTATAGAAACAATCATAGAACAAAAGCGAATAGAATTGTTGGATTTGATTGGTGGTGAAAAATAAATGTGGTTCGACCGTCGATTCCACGTAATGATATTTTGTAACAATGACGAAAAGTTTAAAGATGTTTTAAGAGGTTTTCAATATGAGAAGCTTTTAAAGCATAGAAAATTCAAGTATGAAGAAGAGTACGAATATGATTTTTTTATAATCCAAAGATTTAAAAACATGAGCCTAAATCATGTAAAAGGACATAGATGTGATCTAGTTATAGTGGATAGAGACCTCCTTTATAAACTTGGTGGTCAAAAAGAAATATTGGAATTTATAGAAGAAATAGAATGTGGCGCATTAAATGTTCAGAGATTTAATATAAGAATACAATATATCTGATAACATTTGAAAGGATACATATGAAAAGAAAATACCTTGATAAACTTGGAATCACCAGTGAAAAAAGACCGGATGGCTATTGTAAAAATGATAAGCGTCAAACCAAATGGAAGAAAGAGCGTAAAAAATACGGCTTTGACGAAAGAGAAATGTGGAACATGGATTATACCTTTTACCTTTGGTTGTATGAACGACTAAGATATTTTCTTAATTTTGCGCCAAATGATTTGGCCTATCACACGTTTGAATACAAGGGGAAAGTTCTTACTCAAAAGCAGTGTATCAAAAAAATGATTAAGGGGTGCGAGATTAGACTTACCAAAGAAAATTGGGAGATAGATAAAGAAGCAAGAAAACTGGAAAAAGAAGTAGCGGAAATTTGGGCGTTGGTGCTACCGGCAATGTGGTGGTAATTAATGATTGAACTATAAATGAAAACAGGTTTTAACAAAACTACAGGAGTGATGTAATGGAACAAACAGAAATACGTGAAGAACTCATAAAAAGACATCTATTAAATATTGTTACCAAAATAGATAACACCGAATCCCTTAATTTCTTAGAGACACTTATAGATAATGAAATAGATAAATTACTAACACAATATTGTAACATTAACGGATTTGAACTTCACGTTGGTCGTTGGGGAGATGAAAATGAGTTTCAAGCAGATGACGATCATCCATATTGTTACTATATCTATGATGGAATAAAAAGACATAAGATACCAGAGCACAAAATAATATTAACCAATCAATTATTCTATAAATACAATTTTCACGAGTTAATGGAGCAATGTTTAGAAGGACATATTAATTATGGGTCCCTTTTTAACGCAATCGCAACAAAGATAGTTTCTCAACTCAATGAAAACATTGAAAAGCTTGGCGAAAGGTGCTTTGACAGAAAAAGAAAAATTAAAATATTTTATGGAAATTCAGTAATAATAAACAATGAACAATCTGGTTACTATGAATTTGGGAGTAAAATTGGATTGGTGGCAATCGCAAAAATGTAAAGGAAAATATGAAAATGAAAGATAAAATTATGAATGGAATAGTTTATTTCGAGGCGAAAGAAATAGAATAATACATTAAAACAAAATTATTGAAAAATAATTACAAAGCTGTTCAAGTAACGGGAGTTAATTGGAATTCAAGAACTGATAGAAGTATAGATATAGAATATGTGGTTGTTGGTGAAAATACCACTGATGAGCATATACAAAATAATCGCAGGGTTAAAGTTGACGTAAATCAGCTTGCAAAAGGGTGGATGATCAGGAGGTAAATAATTGAAAATATTAGTAGCATGTGAAGAAAGTCAAGCAGTGACAATAGAACTAAGAAAACGGGGACATGAAGCATATTCGTGTGATATAGAACCTTGTAGCGGTGGGGCACCAGAATGGCATATACAACAGGATGTTATTCCGTTGCTAAACGGACAGGTAAGTTTTAGTACAGCGGATGGGAAAATTCACGAATGTAATCAAACTTGGGATATGATAATCGCGTTTCCTCCATGTACATATTTAAGCAATGCAGGAGCCTGTAGATTGTATCCAAAGAAAGGACAATTGAATATAGAGCGGTATAACAAAGGACTGAAAGCAAAAGAGTTTTTCATGCAGTTCTATAATGCAGATTGTCAAAAGATTGCAATAGAAAATCCGGTGTCAAGTAAGATTTTTGAAATGCCACAATATACACAGGAAATTCAACCTTACGAATTTTATGGAAAGTTGCACCCGTATACCAAGAAGACAAGGTTGTGGCTCAAGGGACTACCGCCATTAATCCCAGTGAAAAGTATTGACCCAATAGGCAGTTATGTTCCCGCTGGTACCGGACGGAAAGATAAAAGCAAATATGGTTTTGCTAAACGCGGTAATGATGCAAAGAATAGGAGCAAAACGTTCCCCGGAATTGCAATGGCTATGGCTGAACAGTGGGGACAAGTATGTGAGTAGGCTTTAACTTTCATTAAAACAAGGGGGTAATAAAAATCAGAAAAAGAGACAACAAAAGGGTAGAGACATTCAGTATTTCAGAGAGCTTTCCATTTCTTTTTGGAAGAAATGTGATAAATGTGGGGACCTGATTAAAAAGGAGATAATGAACAAAGTACAAATACATTCCGGAAGATGGGGACAAGAATATAAGTCCGGTTTACATTTTAACAAATATTTTTGTAATGAATGTTTTAGGGATACTCCCACGGGGAGAACAGCACTAGAAGAATATTGCAGAGAAAACACGCACTGGTTTTGGTGGGGTGGATAAAAACATCTAAAAGAGGTCTGTAAGCGGAATTAATTTTAACGGAGGAACCAAATGATATACATTATAGAAGCGGCCTGTACAGGTAACATTTATCATGACACAGAATATCCAGATTACGAACCGTGTGAATGTTGCGGAGATTCTGATCGTGTTATAGCTGAGGTGAATAATAAAAGTGAAGCACGAAAAGAATTGAAAGAATATTTTTCTGGTGAACAGTTGCGTGAGTTTGTAAATAGTATTGATTTTGACGAGTATTAATTCGAACCAAAGAATGGTTTTATTAAGTTTTATCAAAGGGGGAACAAATGAACAAATGTAAAACCTGTGTCAATGACAATCCATCTGTTCATTGTGTAAATTGTGGATCTAAATTTTGGAATTACGAACCCATAAAGGAAGTTCCAAAATGTCAATGTTGTTCACAATCTGTGGAGATAGAGATACTTTGGAATGGGCGTAGCCCCAATTATTGCCCGGAGTGTGGTAGAAATTTAAAGGAAGTGATTTAATTAACTGCAAATTATATATGGTACAAGTACATAGCAAACCTTCCAGCATTGTGTTCGCCACATATAAATGCAACAAATGCAAACGCATCATGGACATCCCAGAGCAACAGAATTTAAATTACTGTTTTCATTGTGGAGCAAAGATAAAAAATTGGAATGTGATCAAAAAGAAAAACAAGATTTGAGGATACAATTTATATAAGAAGGGGATAGCAAATGAATAAATGGTGTGTTAATCAAAAAGAAGATGGCGATGGGATTTTTTATACAGCACATTTACACGAAGACAGAGTGTTTAATTGTCCATATGAAAATATAGATGAAATGCAGGAAGATGAATTTCTCTGCTCAGACTATCGTGGTTTAGAAGGAGGCGTATAACAGATGATTAAACTTTATAGTAATGATTGTCCAAAGTGTAAAATATTAAAACGGAAGCTTGATGAAGCGGGGGTTGAATGTGAAGTTGTCAGCGATGTGGATAGAATGGTCGAAATGGGCCTGACAACTGTACCGATGCTGGAGGTTGATGAGAAAATGATGGATTTTATGGGGGCATTAAATTGGATAAAGGAAGAAGGAACTGAATGAATATACCCATTAAGGTAAATAAAGATTTTGAAAAAACACTTTCAGCAATGCATGAAAAATATGGAGAAGATTTTGAATATTTAAATGGAATCCACGAAACACAGCTTAATTTTTCTGACTTCATAAATTCTTTTGTTGATAAAAACATTGCAGATGTCACTATAGATTCTAATGCAAATGCATCAACGAGAGATGTACGTTCATTGTTAAGTGAAAAAGGGAAGTCGCACGACAAATTATTTGCAGCAAATAAAATCTTCTACGAAATAAAAAAGAAATATAACCTTAAAACAGCAAAAGATTGGTTTGAGACAGAATATAATGGTGGGTTTTATCTGCATGATTTCCCATCTGCGACATATCTTCCATATTGTTATGCTTATGATCTAACAAAACTGGCAACAGAGGGACTGTTCTTCTTAAAAAATTACAACAGTTGCCCACCAAAGCATTTAACAACGTTTATTGATGATGTAATTGAATACATTAGTTATATGAGTAACCGTAGTTCAGGAGCCGTGGGAATGCCAAACATTCTCATATGGACTTATTATTTCTGGAAAAAAGATTGTGAATCTGGTTACTTTATAAAAAGCCCAAATTATTACATAAAGCAATCATTTCAGAAATTAATATATAGATTAAATCAACCATTTATGAGGGTGGATCAGACAGCGTTTGTAAATTTTTCGATATTCGATAGAAACTATATTGAGTCACTATTTGGCGGCATTGAATACCCTGATGGAACACTTGTAATAGACGAAATAGAAAATATCATCGAACATCAAAAAGTCTTTATGGAAGTGGTATCAAAAACAAGAAGTGAAAACCTGTTTACCTTTCCGGTTTTAACGTATTCACTCCTGTATCAAGATGGGAAATTTATCGACAAAGATTTTGCAAGATGGTGTTCCGACCATAACACACTTTGGAACGACAGCAACTTTTTTATGAGCAATGATGTGAGTACATTGTCTAATTGTTGTCGATTGTTATCTTCCACCAACAAACTAAACGCTTTTATAAATTCAATAGGCGGTACAGCGCTGTCGATTGGCTCTGTCAAGGTGAATACGATAAATTTGATGCGTATAGCTCTGGAAACAGAATGTAACGAAAAAAAATATTTATCACTATTAAAGAAAAGAACGTTACTGTGTTGCAAAACTCTTGACGTCGTACGCCACATCATACGCCGAAACATTGAAAAAGGTCTACTTCCGAATTATCAAGATGGCGGAATTGAGATGGACAAGCAATATAACACGGTTGGCATTTTGGGGCTTTTTGAAGTAATTGAAGCTTTTGGTTACACTCAAACAGATGAGTTTGGATGTACATATTATACAGACGAAGGGATTGAATTTGCTAGTAAAATCTTTGAAGTGTTGAATGAAGTCAAAGATAATTTTACCGAAGACTACTCGCTGAATGTTGAAAGCGTTCCCGCCGAACGAGCTGCTGTAATTCTTTGTCAAAAGGATAATCTCTTATATGATTTAAGTGAAAAGTCCATTTATTCCAACCAATGGATTCCGCTGTCAACTAAATGTACCATACAAGAAAAACTACGGCTTTGCTCAATACTTGATGCAAAATGTAGTGGTGGAAGTATTGCTCATATAAACCTCGAATCAAACTTTCCGAATAAAAATATGGCGTGGGATATGCTGAATAAAATAGCGCAGTCCGGAGTAATATATTCTGCATTCAACACAAGAATAAATGAGTGCGAAAACCATCATGGTTTTGTTGGGAGCAATCTGTGCCCCGTATGCAATGAACCAGTACATGACACATATCAACGTATTGTTGGATATTTAGTGCCAACAAGATCTTATTCAAAAGACAGATTAAAAGAATTCACTACAAGACAGTGGTATGAACATGCGGAGATGATGAGAGAATGACCATAAAACAGATTATTGATGAAGATTTCACCAATTATAAAAAACCATCAATGCATATACTTTTCGGGACTTGTAATTGGAAATGTGGAAAAGAGATTTGTCAAAATTATAGTATTGCACAGATGCCAGATATTAAGATCGCTTCACAAAAAATTGTAGAGAGATATTTGAAAAATAACGTAACAAGTGCTGTGGTGTGTAATGGCTTAGAGCCATTCGATTCTTTCTCCGATTTGTTTGATTTTATAATAGCATTTAGAAAATTTTTTGATGATGATATTGTCATCTATACTGGATATACAGAAGGGGAGTTGGAGAAATATCTGGATGTGCTTAAAGAACACGAGTATAAAAATATTATAGTCAAATTTGGAAGATACTTACCCGGACAAAAGAAACATTATGATGATGTCATCGGAGTAAATCTTGCAAGCGATAATCAATACGGGAAAGTGATATCTTGAACAGATATGATAGAGGTGAACAAAATTAAAATAACAATTAATCCAGACAAAGCGTTTGTTGAAGAAATGCGAGAAGCACTGACTAAAAACAATAATTTTTGTCCTTGTCAGATACGGAAAAACGAAGATGACCTATCAACAAAATGTATCTGTGAAAGTTTTAGAAACAGCAAAGAATTAGGGCCATGCTATTGCAATTTATACAATAAGATAGAGGTGTAATCAATGCAAATAAAAATTAAAAGACTTACAGAAACAGCAAAAATACCGACACATGGGAGTAATTATGCTGCTGGACGCGACCTGTATTCAGACCAAACAATAGAAATATTTCCACATGACACAGAAAAAATTAAAACAAACATTTCACTTGAAATACCAAAGGGATATTATGGCGCAATATTTGCAAGAAGTGGGTTGGCGACGAAAAATGGTTTGCGTCCGGCCAACTGCGTCGGCGTGATCGACAGCGATTATAGGGGGAATATTATTGTCGCATTACATAACGATTCTCCAAACATACAAAAGGTAGAAAAGGGAGATCGAATCGCTCAATTGGTTATTCAACCATATTTACCTGTTAGTTTTGATGAAGTTGATGAATTAACAGACACGGAGCGCAATGTTGGCGGTTTTGGCAGTACAGGTATTTAGCCATGAATTTTGGACTAGAAAACACCATTCAAAAAATTGAGGAAGAAATTAAAGAATATAAAAACTATACAACTGATTCTCTCGAAGATCTTGACTTCATACAAAGCTTAATTGAAATCTTAGAGAAAGGACACAGAGAAATAGTTGAAGAGGACAATATTTGCCTGAGATGTAAATGTCATAAAAAACACAAAAGCTGGGAAGAGAACCGACCATATGGTGATGGTTTCGTTCCAGAAAGACTTAGTGCATATTATTGTCCAATATGTAAAGAGGAGGATTGATTAAAAACTTCACGCGAATAAGAATAAAAGAACTACATAAAGAAAAAATTCAAATGGTGCTTTCTATTGTTGCAATTGTATTTGTTGTTATTCTATTCTTGGGTTCCGCTATTGAGAAAAAGCATTTGTCAAATGAGCTCAAAGAAAAAAACAGAACAATTATATCAATGACAAGAGATAAGAATGACTATATAGAGGAAATCAAAAAACTAATAGCAAAAAATAAATCATTGGAATCTAAAACCACCAAGCTAGAAGAAAATAACACAAAGCTGTTGGAAAACACTTCACAATTAGAATCTAAATTGAAATCATTAGAAGCAGAAAACAAAGAATTGAGGAACCGTGCGAATACATATAATAGTGATTTGAATTTGTTGGCAAAGATATTGTTTGCAGAGGCTGGCGGTAGTACCGACGAAGACATGTTACTGGTTGGAACGGTCATATTCAACAGAATGGCACACAAGGACTTCCCTAATACGCTACGAGGGGTTATATATCAAAAAGGGCAATACTCCCCAACATGGAATGGAGCAATGAATAAAACACCCTCCACAAGAGCTATCGCAAACGCCAAACGATTACTTGCCGGTGAAAGATTTGCCCCTAAGAATGTAGTCTTTCAAGCTCAATTCAAACAGGGAAGTGGCTTGTGGAGAAAAGTGGGAACTCATTATTACTGCTACGGATAATCGAAAAGGAGATAGATATGGGAAAACGACACATAAAATTTTCTGAGAGCTTAATTGGTGAGAATGGCACTGAATATATAGGCGGAATTAAATATGGCTTGCTTTCCGAGGATAGAGACTATATTTATTTGCTAAAAGATCGGATTAGAAAATCGAATATTAAAACACTGTATGAAATTAATAATATTATAAGAGAGAATCATAGGTTTTAGAATGAAAATAATCAACACAGAAGTTTTTAATTTTAATGGCGCAATCAGAGGAATGCGAAATGCAATGAATAGTTGGGATAGGGCTGATAGTCATTATAATCCAGATGGAACGTTTTATATCGGTGAAAATGATATGAAACTTGCTCAATCGTTAATTGGTGCAGGGCAAGCGTCTCATAGGAAATTTTTACGACAAATATCGGCAAGTTTTGACGTAGAAGCCCCGATATATTGGTGGAAAGAAATGGACACCTACAAAATAAATACTGTTCGAAATAGTACAAGCACAATGCATAAGTTGGCAACCACACCAATTACCAGAAAATGCTTCAGTTTTGACGAAGAGTTGAACGAACATTATTTGCGCTATTATATAGATGATCTTGGAAAAGGTCTTAATTTTTTTGACATATCAATAAGTATGTGTGAGCACTTGCGTCAAGTTTATTTGGAGACAAAAGATATAAATATATGGAGACAGTTAATTCAACTTTTACCAAGTGGGTGGAATCAAATGTCTACATTTACATGCAATTATGAAAACTTACGCACAATCTATTTTGACAGACGAAACCACAAGTTGAAGGAGTGGCATATATTCTGTGATTGGATTGAGTCACTACCTTATGCAAAAGAGCTTATTACATACAAGAAAGAGGATATCGAGGTGAGCACATGATTGTACTTATTGGAGAAAGCGCCAGTGGGAAATCCACAGTAGAACGGACACTATGTGAAAAATACGGATGGAACAAGATTATAAGTTACACAACAAGGCCAAAGAGGGAAGGGGAGGTTGATGGAATTGACTACCATTATATATCAAAAGACATATTTTTAAAACTGAAAAATGATGGATTCTTCGCTGAATTTACGATGTATAGAGATTGGTATTATGGAACAGCCAAAGAAGATTGTAAATCCGACCGCATTATTGTAGCCAATCCACACGGATTCAGGCAACTAAAAAAGATTTTTAAAGATGATGTGTGTGGAATATACCTTGCGCTAGAGGAACGAGAGCGGTTGATTCGGATGCTCCGCAGAGGAGATGACATCTTAGAATGTTTCCGAAGGGTTATAAGCGATCAAGGAGTTTTTCAAAATATAGAAGATGATTGCGATTTTACAATAAACTGCAATAAACTTACCGTCGAAGAAATAGTAGATAAAATTCAATATTCTACAAAAATAGAATTGGAGAATTCAATTGGACAAACTTAAAATCGGGATTGATATGGATGAAACCATAAATACGTTTATTCACGATTTGATAGAAAAATATAATGATAGATATGATGATATTCTAACATTTAATGAAGTCTTTGACTATAACATAAGAAAATTTCTCAAACCAGAATGTAAAGATATATTCGCTGAATTTTGTGATAATGAATTTATGAGTAATCTAAAGCTGGTTGCTGGGGCAAAAAATGTCATTGATAAACTGCATGAGACAGAGGATATTTATTTTGTAACAGCAGGATATCCGGAAACAGTATTTGCCAGACATAAATGGTTAAAGAGGCATTTCGAATGGTATAATCACGGGAATTTGATTATTTGTACCAACAAGCAAATGTTAAAACTAGACGTGCTAATAGACGACCATTATGACAATTTAATCAACGGATGCTATAGATCTATTCTTATAGACAAACCATGGAACAGAAAATATAATACGATAAGAGCATACAACTGGTTTGAAGTTCCTCAAAAAATAAATGAAGCGAAGAACATATCTCGAAAGGATGATGAAGAATAGACTTATTCCAAATATTATCAGCAATATCTCTGGTATTATCTATTGGTGGCAACTATCTCGTAAATATCAAAAAGAAAATTGGGTTTTTAATATGGATCGCGTCTAACGTCTGTTGGATAGCAGTTAACCTGATTGCTGATCAAACCAACTGGTCTCAAATTATAATGTATATAGTTTATATTGGATTGAATTCACATGGCTTTATACATTGGAAGAGATCTGGTAAAAAAGTAGAGAGTAGAAAATTGTAAAAAATAGGTAGATACAGGAAAATATCTGTATCTACCTATTTTGCGTTTTTATGGCGATTGTAGATTTGTTTTTATTGACAATGTTATAAAAAATGTTATTATGTATTTAGATAATAAAAAATTTTATATGTTTGTGATTTAGTTATGAAGGGAGTAGCGGCTAATGTCTACAAACCAAACAAACAAACAAGATGCATCTTGTAAAATACTTATTGGCTTTGGTAGTGAGCAAAAGTTAAACAAACTGTCTCAACATATAGTTAATGATAAAAATAAATTCGATAATTATATTGTGGCGTATCTTGATTTCTTGGGTTTTAAGGAAAGAATGAAAGAAAAAGATAGCTACGCTTCACTTCAAATATTGAAATTCTTATTAAAAGAAACCGAAGAAGTGGCCAACAAAATTAGTAATATCAATGGAATAGACGAATTTCACATAAAAATTTTTTCTGACAATATCGTAATTGCACAAAAAACAAAACTAGAACAATTTGACTATCAAATTATGAGCATTATTAATTTGATTGAATCAATACAATATCACGCTTTAATGTATTTTGGATTTTTACTTCGTGGTGGAATAACAATAGGCAAACTATATATTGATTCTGATGTGGTTTGGGGTACAGGATTAATTGATGCTTATAATATTGAAAACAATATAGCAAATTATCCGCGTATTATTCTTTCTTCAGAATTATTGGGAGTGTATAGAAAATGTAAAAAAAAGAAGAGCCTTAACTTATTTGCTTTTATTGAAAAAGATAGTGATGGTTTATGGTTTGCTAATTTCTTTGCGGCTGCACCCAATCTTGAAATGATACCAGCGCAATCCGAAAGGCTTAGCAGGATAACAAAACAATATGTCAACGAATCCGATAAAATAAAACTAAAAATCAACTGGTTGGTTGATTATTTCAATACTTATTGTTATAAATATAGAGACAGAAACATCTTTGATTACGAAAAATGTAAATTAACACGCATTTAATAAAAGAAGACTTCTTACCACGAATACCAAACTCAGCAAGATTCCATAATTTGTGTAAAATCCGAACCAGACATAATTGTAAAAAATAGGGGAACTAATCAAATACGATTAGTTCCCCTATTTCCTATTTGCCCAACGCCTCCCGCGTAAGTTTTCCAACTTCCCCATCCACTCCAAGCTTTTTGGCTTTCTGGAACGACCGAACGGCTTCATCAGTTTTTTTGCCAAAGTCCCCATCAACTTTTATTGCGTTTCCTTTTGAATCTTTAAACCCAAGAGCGCTTAATTTTTCCTGTACCCATTTAACCTCATTGCCATTCGAACCCAAGAGCAAAGTTTTTGTCGGAATCGGATATGTTGATTTTACTTTTATCAGTGTTGGTTTACCATGGGTAGCCAAAGATTTAACCGTACCTTTACTGTTGTCGGTGGCAATATACTTACTTGTACGGGTATCCACATGCACAAAATTCTTTGTCGTGTAAAGAATAACACACTTAAAACCAATTGCCTCTGCACATCGGGCCAACTCCAATGGGGTTACGCCGGGACAAATAATATCGGCAGCCATACCCTTTACGTGATTACTGTTTGGTGCGCCCCCAACGGGCTTACTTGCATTATGTATTTTACACCGATATCCAGAATTAATTTTAATTGGTTTTCCAATAGCAGTACGAAGCTTCTGAAGCTTGTCGGTGAGGTCTGTATCAATTTTACTTTCAGAACAACAATTTTTTCCCTTACACATGAATTCACCGGCAGTAAAATTTTCTGTGATTTTTACGCTAGGGTTATTTTCTTTATATGTTTTAATAGGCATTATTTTTTCCTTTCTGTTCTTGTGATTTTTATTTATCTATGCTACTATATCGCAACATGGTGTAATTTGGACAAACAAAAACAGCCTATTTGTAGATAGGCTGCATGTTATCTTTGAATCAGTTAATGTTTTTGATATATTTCTCAAAATATTGCATAGTAGAAAATTTGCAAAGAAATTTATTTCTATCAATATGTAGTTGCTCTTTTGCTTTCTTATAATCGCTAATATGCTTTTTTAGTTTTTGTTCGATTATGTATTCTTTACCTCTCAAAGAATCAAATTCATTTTGTCTAATGTGAGGCTTCGATATTTTATCAATATACTTTTTATCTGTAATAACTACCGCCTTAGAAAAGTCTAGCCCACAACCATTTAACCGGTCAGTCCATAAGACGTGTTCTTTGTGCGCAATACCCGATCTAAGAGGGACCGCAAATTGTATTCCATTTATCATGGTACACACCTGTACATATGGACGCATTGGTTTTTGTTCTATTTCAACGCAATTAACATAATCGGAATAAAACAGCGAACTCAAAAACAAAAACTTCATATGTACGCCCTCAATTCCTGCATGGAAATAGCCCCCGAAGGGGCTATCTTCTCAGTGAACTTTTTTTTGTTTACCCTGCTCACGTTCTATGAGCAGATCTTCTCAGTGAGTTTTCTTTAAATTCGCACTCTACGAACTAACTATAGTATGCACTAAAGATAAGAGAATGTCAACAACCTTTAAAATATTTTTAAGCCAAAAATATCCGTTTATTCCATGTATAATTATATTCAACAAAACAAGACGAGAAAACCCGTCTGCCTCATCACAACCCACATTTAAAGTAGTGGAGCACTTAACATCAAACGATGTCTATGGTGTATCTAAACTATAACACGAATAAAATATCTTGTCAATGATTTTAAGGTTGTGAAATCCTATTTATAAGGCGCTCATTTTGATAACCTGATTTTTCGCTGTCCGCCAGCATACTGGCACATTCGTCCAGTAAGAACACAGATTTTTTGCTGTCTGCCAGCTACCGTTACATTCGTCCGGCAAGCATTTCGGATTAATTTGGTGTCAGCCCACCAACGATAATATCGTCATAAATATTATATACCCAATGTTGCTTTTGTATCAATCCAATGTTTTTGAGTACACATTGGGAAGTGCTTCTGGTCTCCATAAAAAGCTATCTAATGCTCTTTTATCAAAGACAATTTCCCGTCATTGTTATTATATGTAAAAAGGAGATCCTTGACACATTTAGATTGTAGCACAAGTTAAGATGCAATGTCTATATAATCAATAAGAAGTTTATCAGGTTACCTGTTCCGTTTACCTGTATCTATATCTACGAGCTTTTTTACGCCCTTTCGCGTCATTCATTATTTGATCTGCACGAATGGCTTCTTTTGTAAAGCTGTTGTTTTTCCAAAAGCCCCAGATGCTTGTCGCCACATCAAACGCAAGCGTCAAAAAGATATTAACTTGCTCTGATTCGAATGGAAGTGGGCTTTTGCCTAACATTAGCAGAGCCGTATTAATCATGGCTACAATAGATACAGCGGTACGAATTAAAGTTGTGGGTTTTATGTTTTTCATAAACTTTCTCCTTCTGTGTTATCTGCCTCAATCTCTTCCTTACTCACCTCCGCAAACCTCTCCCGGCATTCCCCAATCGTTATGCTGTTGGGCAGATACGCGATCTCAAAATAATACGGAGGCTCCCCCTGATCCGACCGGTCATACAAAACCTTTCC